AGAAGTTTGGTGAAGGTGTCAAGGCATTGATGCGTACTGAGTTTGGTCGGGAAAAGCGAGAGGATAATCGCAAGCTACGCTTGTCGAACATTGGCCGCACTGACCGCTATCTTTGGAATCATGTCAACGGTACAGAGGGAGAGAAGATACAGCCACACACCTACGTCAAGTTTATGTATGGTCACTTGATTGAAGAGATGTTGTTGTTCCTGACACGCATGGCTGGACACTCAGTCACTGATGAGCAGAAGGTATGTAAGGTTGAAGGTATCGTGGGTCACATGGACTGCAAGATTGATGGTGTTGTTACTGATGTTAAGTCAGCAAGCAGCTTTGGGTTCAAGAAGTTTAAGGATGGTAGCCTAGTTGATGATGATTCCTTTGGTTACATAGACCAGATCAAAGCCTACGCTCACGATTGCGGTGAGACACAGGTAGGCTGGCTAACTATGGATAAAGCCAATGGTCACTTGACTTATCTTAAGTATGACCTTGAGAACACAGACAACGAGAAACTCAAGGAGCCTATTGCTGATAGGCTCAAGCACATCAAGCAGCTTGTTAAGGGAGAGGAGCCAACAGAGTATTGTTATGATCCAGTACCTGATGGCAAGTCAGGCAACATGAAGTTAGCGATAGGTTGTTCTTACTGCCAGTTTAAAGAGCATTGCTATCCTAACATGAGGGTGTTCAAGTATTCATTTGGCCCTAAGTTCTTAGTTGATGTAGTTAATGAACCAAGAGTAGAGGAGATTACGCTAGATGAAACGGGCTTTTAGATCAGGACTTGAGAAGAACTTATCAGAGAAACTAGATGGGCAGTATTTGTTTGAACCGTATGGTCTGCCTTATACTACACACAGGAAGTATCTACCGGACTTTGTACACGAGGAAAAGAAAATACTAATAGAGTGTAAAGGGTTTTTCAGGGCTGGCGACACACAGAAGTACACAGCCATCAGAGATTCAATGCCTGAGTGGGAGTTAATCTTCGTGTTGTCAAACCCCAGCAAGAAGGTACGTAAGGGTGGTAAGATAACAATGGGTGAATGGTGTGAGAAGGAAGGCTTCAAGCATTACACTATAGAGACAGCCAAGGATATGACCAAGTATATTAAAAGGAAGAAACAATATGTCGTTTACTCTTGAAGAACTAAAAGAAAAGATAGTGTTGCATCTGGATGAAGATTTAATGTGTGAGTTACTAGACATTACAACGACAGATTTAATAGATGCTTTTGAAGATAGGTTAATTAAAAACTTTGATAGAATAGCGGAGGACTTTGAAGATGAGTATTAATGACGCAACAAGTTCTGATTGGGATAAAGTGAGAGACAATAACGCATTACTAAAAACATGGCAGAAAGCGTACTTTAATGACTTACAGCCTTGGGAAGACGAGTCTCTGGAAGACATCATTGCTAGGCAAGATGAAGAAGACATGGTAGGTAAGCCTAAGCACTACAACTCAGGAAATATAGAGTGTATTGATGCAATAGAAGAGTCCATGTCCAGTCATGCATTCAAAGGCTACCTCAAGGGTAACTGCATGAAATACCTGTGGCGCTACGACTACAAAGGTAAGCAAGTAGAAGACCTACAAAAAGCCGGTTGGTATCTAAACAAACTAACAGAGATGGTGACAAAGGAGAACAGCTAATGGATCAGTACCAACAATTTATACATAAGTCACGCTACGCACGATGGATTCCAGAGCATAATCGTAGAGAAACTTGGACAGAAACAGTGTACCGCTATGTTCAGTTTTGGAGAGATAGAGAACAAATAACAGTTAAAGAAGCAAAAGAACTGTATGACGCTATCCACAACATGGAAGTAATGCCTAGTATGCGCTGCATGATGACAGCAGGGCCAGCGTTAGCCAAGGACAACGTAGCTGGGTTCAACTGTAGCTACCTAGCCATTGACTCACCACGTAGCTTTGATGAGCTTATGTATGTGCTTATGTGTGGTACAGGTGTAGGCTTTAGTGTTGAACGTAACTTCATCACCAAACTACCTGTCATTGCTGAGTCCTTTCATACTACTGACAGTGTTATCGTTGTCAGCGACAGCAAGATAGGCTGGGCCTCTGCATTCCGTGAGCTTATCGCTATGCTGTACGCAGGTAAGGTGCCTAAGTGGGACATGAGCAGGGTAAGGTTGTCAGGTGCTAGGCTTAAGACCTTCGGTGGCCGTGCGTCAGGGCCAGAGCCTTTGGTGGACTTGTTTAACTTTTGTGTAGAGATATTTCAGAAGGCGGCAGGACGCAAGCTGACATCTATTGAGTGTCACGATGTGGTGTGTAAGATTGCTGACATTGTGGTGGTAGGAGGTGTGCGTAGGTCTGCACTGATTAGCCTCTCTAACCTGTCTGATCCCCGTATGGCTAAGGCTAAGTCAGGTAACTGGTGGGAGCTAGAGGGACAGCGTAGGCTTGCTAACAACAGCGTAGCGTACACTGAGAAGCCAGACTTTGAGTCGTTCCTGTCAGAGATGCAGACGATGTATGAGTCTAAGGCAGGGGAGCGTGGTATCTTTAGTCGTGTTGCTGCACAAAAGATTGCAGCGCGTAACGGTAGGCGTGACAGTGAGCAGGACTTTGGTACTAACCCATGCTCTGAGATTATCCTACGCAGTAATCAGTTCTGTAACCTGTCAGAAATTGTAGTACGTGAAGATGATACACTAGATAGTCTCAAGAAGAAGGCAGAGATGGCAGCGATCATAGGTACGCTACAGGCTACACTAACAGACTTCCGTTACCTACGTAGCTGCTGGAAGCGTAACACCGAAGAAGAGGCGCTGCTAGGCGTTAGTATGACAGGTATTATGGATCACTACCTGTTGAGTAAGGGAGAGTCTAAAGACTTGGAGAAGTGGCTTGAACAAATACGTGACGTTACTATTAAGACTAATAAGAAATGGTCTGAGAAACTTAACATTAATCAGTCTGCTGCTATTACGTGTGTTAAGCCTTCTGGTACTGTGTCTCAGCTTGTTGACTCTGCTAGTGGTATCCATCCCCGCTTTTCTAAGCATTACATTAGACGGGTACGTAGCGACAAGAAAGACCCTTTGGCAGTCTTTATGGAGCAAAGTGGATTCCCAGTAGAGCAGGATGTTATGTCACCATCCTCTGCTGTCTTTAGCTTCCCTGTCAAAGCACCTGATACGTCAGTGACAGTCAAGCAAGTAGGAGCAATGCAACAGCTAGAACTTTGGAAAGCCTACCAGAATCATTGGTGTGAACATAAGCCAAGCATCACTGTTTACTATACAGATAATGAGTTCCTGCAAGTAGCACAGTGGATATGGGAGAACTTTGACTTGTGTAGTGGTATTAGTTTGTTGCCATATAGTGATCATGTATATCAACAAGCTCCGTATGAAGATATAGATTCAGAGAAGTATGATGAGTTAGTAGCGGCAATGCCTGAAGGAGTGGATTGGGAGGACTTAGGTAAGTACGAGCAAGAAGACAACACGACAGGAAGTCAAGAGTTAGCCTGTGTAGGTGGTGCGTGTGAGATAGTGTAAATGTTGTAGGCACTAAAAAGCCCTATGTAGATGACTGCATAGGGCTTTTTGTTACTGCTGTTCTTCTTCTACTTTAGTGTTCTTCAATAACTCTATTATTACTGCTCTGTCTGCTCTTAGTTGCTTTATTGTTTCTGGGTTTTTAGCTTGCTTTAACGCTTTAGAAGAAGCTATTAAAGACTGTCCTAGAAACTTTTTAAGTTCGGGTGAAATAGCCCCTCTGTAAATGCCTCTACCTGCTATGCCTACACCCACGCCTCCTATGATTGCGGGAAGCCAACCTGCAAGAGCAGCGCCAGTAACACCAATAGCTAAGGGAGTAGAAGGCATACGAACGCCTGTCACACCTGTAGTGTTTTGCCAGAGTCTGCCTAGAGAGTTAGAAGCGTCTGCTTTAGCTTTCTCTATTACAGGGACTCTTGCTCTGTAGAGATTACTTTGTTTTTCAAGCCTAGCTAGTACATTAGCTTTAGGGGCTGTCTCAGCAACCTTAGTGTTTAAAGCAGTTCTGACATCTCTTAAAGCAATAGACAAAGCTGTTTCTACATTGTCTTGGCTAGGGTAAGCTTTTGTGTTAGCTTTATAAGACTTAACATAAGCGTCTAATTCCTTCCTCGTCTTTAAAACTCCTAATGGTGTTTGTGGGTTGTTCTCTAATAAAGACTTAGCTTTAACAACAACATCATCTACCATTTTACCAAGTTGGTTAGTAGCAACAAAAGCATCTGTAGCTTTAGTGTTAGCGGCTACATCGTCTAATAGCTTAAAAGACTCTGTTAATGGTATAGCTTCTTTAGATGCTGCTACTTGCTTTTCTAGTATCTTAGCTTCTGCCTCAATCGCATCGTCAATAAGATTTAAACTTCTTTGACTAGAAGCAGTCTGCGGTATCTTCAACTTAGCAACAGTATCTACTATTCTTTGTTCCTGTGCTGTAGGAGTTACTACATTGTACTTAAAACCTAGCCTAGAAACTTCTCTAGTTTGCTCAGGTACTCCCGCTTTAGGTACTACTAGATCAATAGCCTTCTTAGTGCTTCTGTCTGTTACTTGCTTGCCTGAAGCATCTATCATAGCTTGTCCTGCTCTTTCAACTACAGGAGGCTTAGTAGGGCCGACAAACTCAGGATTTCCTTTAGTGGCTCTACCACCTTTAACTGGAGAAACCAACAAAGCAATATTAACTACACTTTCTAAAGTCAAGGCAGATTCAGGATTGTCTTTTTTCCAAGACGAATAAGATTCAGCACCTTTTTCAACAGCCTGAAGAGCCTCTACGCCTTTCTCGCTATTCATTATAAGGTCTACACCAGATTGCCAACCTTGCTTAACTGGCCCTTTGATAAATTCTGGAGTAATAAAAGAAATGCCTTTAGCGCCTAATACAAGAGTTTCTCCTAAAGCGTCCCACACACCTCCTGCAACTTGACCCGCAAACTGTATATCTGTAATAAAACCAAGCTGTTCAGGCGGGTTATAGACAGGCTTACCGTCAGCGCCTACAGAGAATCCTCCAGACTTTTCAGATATTTCCTGCATTGTTTGAACACGACCGCCTAAACGCTCACCAAGACCTTCAACAAACTGCCCTAAAGCACTAGGCTCTTCTGTTTTTTCAGTGATTATATCGACTTCTTCTTTAGTCTCTAAATCTTTTTTTAACTGGTCTTGTATTTGTTGAAACAATACAGGATCTGTAACCTCAGTTGATTTAGTTAAGTCAGTCTGTTCGGAAACAAGACTTTTCTGAACTTTAGTTAAGATTTCAGGATCAGTTACGGCTGTGTATGCACTCATTATTCTTTACCTATGGCAAATACTTTTGTAGGGTCTGCGGGATCTACCATGTACCTAACACCATCAACAACAGTTGTCTTACCTTTATATTCAGGTCTTGACCAATCAATATCAAGAGGCTCTCCTAGCAAAGCCTTTTTAAAGTTAGTGTAGTGTTTCTGTACTTTGTCTAACTGTTTTGTAAACTCTTCTTCTCCAACTATAGGGTCTAAAGCAGTCAAAGCAGATTGTAATAGCTGTAGTTCAATGTTACTAACTTGCCCTAAAGCACCGCCTGTTTTAGACTCGTCACGCATCTTCTGTAGTCTATCAAATGCTAGTGTAGACTGTAGTGTTGTTATTTTTGTTTGTAAAGTTCTAGCATCTGTAGCAAAAGGCATAGAAGCTAAGTTATAAAAAACACCTGTAGTCATAGATTCGTCTTCAGCTAGTTTTTTAGCTTCTGACACAGTAACCAGAACATTATCTACAGCCGCTAAATCAGAATATAGTTTTTCTACTCTGTCTTTGTCCTGATCCGCAGCTTCTGGAGTGTCTTGAGGTTCGCTTCTTGTCCCTGTAGCTTTGTTTTCCCAAACAATTTGACCATTTGGTAAAGTTACACTTTTTAATTCAGGCATTTTACTAACACCTACAGTGCGTAATACTGTTCCATCAGCACTTAATACAACCTTGTGAGTAACTCCTGTTGTCGGGTCTACTATGTCTTCAATAGATGTTTTTCCTTTTTCTGGGGAAATTAACTCTAATCCTCTTTTGTAAGCGTCAGTGTCTCCTAACTTAACCTGCCTAGCCAAGTCTCCATGTCCTGCTGCTTCTAATGCTTGAGACATTGAAGAAGCCCTTAAACCTACCGCTTCAGCTTTGCTCTCTTTCTCCTGCATCTGCTTAATTCTGGCCGCAGTTTGTGCTGCACCTGCGATGTCGCCAGTAGCTTGTTGTATCTGAGCAATCTTACGTAAGTCATCAGGGTTGGACATGTCTAATTGAGCCATAGCCATCTGTAGTTTCTCAGCAGGAGTGCTAGCATCTTTACCCATAGCCCCTAGTAAGCCTCTGCGTACACCTTGTGCGCGTTGTGCGCCAAAGGCTAACCGCTGCTGTGCTGCGTTACCACCCATAGCCATAGGGTCTGGACGATTACTTGGCATTCCTGTAAGAAGTCCTGCAATATCTGTTCTAGCCATTAGTTACCTCCTAAAAATCCAAATCGCTTTCCTACCTTATTAATAATTGAACTTAATAAACCCTCAGAGCCTTCCAGCGCAGGGGCGTCTTTGTTAAGTATTCTATTAATAAGCTGCTCTTGCATAGTAGCTTCTCTACCAAATAAAGAACCCAATATTGCATCACCTTGCTGTAACTGTAGACGGTTAGCTAAGTCTTCAGCTTGTAGTCTAGACTCTAGCCCACCTAAGCCCAGTTGTGAAGCCAGTTCTGTTCCAGTCCTACGACCAACGTCTGCATAACCCGCAGGGACTTGACTAGCCGCTAACAAACCTAATGCTTGTTGCTGTGGCTGGTATCCTGCTGCCTGTAACATTCCACCTAACTGCGCCGCTTGCGACTGTTCAGCCATTAACTGCTGACGCGCACCTAAGTTAGCACGAGCCATAGCTTCCTGACGAGCAGTCTCTTGAGCTAACAACTCAGGGGAAGAACCACCATAAGCAGCAGAGCCTAGACCTAAGCGCCCTTGTGACAGCATACGCTCTTCTAGTGCTAGACGCTGACGTTCCTCTTCAGGACGCTGTATGGCTCTCATTTGCTCGTATAGCTGCGCTTGTGCTATGGAAGGGTCTGCACCGACTTGTTTAAACAAACCGCCTACCTGACCTTGTAGCTGCGTCTGTAGAGCTTGTTGCTCTGGAGATAATCCTACAGTAAATCCACCAGTAGAGTCTGTAGCTATATTAGCTAAATCACTTGTAACAGTGTAAGGCTTAAACTCTGCACCAGTACGCGCCTCTTGAGCTAAAACTGCCGCGCCTGCTTCAGCATCAATACCTACCTGTTGCGCACCTTTAATGTTTTCTTTTCCTAAGTAATACTCACCGCCTGTTTTTATTAAATCTTCTAAAGACATTAGTACGACCCTCCAGTAATTGTTCCTGCTGTTAGCGTACCTGATACGTCTAAGGTTACAGCGGTAGTTGTTCCAGTCAGCGTAGCGTTAGCTGAGTCAGCCTTCGTAGCACTTGCTATTTGTATATTATTAAACTCAGCGTCAATCTCTGTGCCTCTCACAATCTTAGCAGCATTGCCTGAAGGGAGAGAATCCTTTGTAGCAAAGTTAGTGGTCTTTGTGTAATTAGACATTTAGATAAGTCTCCCTAGTAAAGCGTGTATGTCAATTTTTTGAATAGAAAAAGGTGCGCCGTTAACCTCTGCTTCTAGGCCAATAGTAACGACTTCACCACTACCGCTGGTGTTAACCTTTGGTGTGTTGATAAGTATAGAAGAAGTGTATTCACCTGTGGTGTTGTACTCTGCTATACCATACTCAGCAATGTTAGCAGAACCAAATACAAAGGCTTGCTTAGTGTAGTTAGCTGTATAATCATAACCCCAGTTAAGTGTAGTAGGAGTGTTCTGACCACCAATAATAGTCAAGTTAAACTTCTTCAAGAACTTTAGATTAGAAGTGTTACCAAAGTCCATAGGATTGCTGAAGTATCTTATTTCGTACTTGTTAGCACCATCCATGTAGCCCGTGTACTTGACAATACCGCTAGAAATACCTATGTATATGTCACC